GCGAAATGGCCGCCCTGTATGCCGAAGCGCCAGAAGTCGCCGCCGAGCAACCGCCTCAGCCCCAAGCCCGGCCGATAGCGCCGCCCGGACCGCCCGATGGCGAGCCGGTGCCCGACGCCGACGCCGCCGAGTTGCGCGCGGCTATCGGGTTGGTCAACGATCTGGTGGATTTGATCGGCGACGGTGTCACACTGGCGATTGATGAGCACGGCCATGTCACCGCCCGTCGCCGCGTCGTCGTGTTCGTGGATCTGTAAGCGCCGGGAAGGCCCCCGCCGCGACCGACACGCGGCGGGGAAGGCTCGGATACCGTGGCAGTGCTTCCGAAGAAACGCCGAAAGCATAGCCGCCGCAGGTTAAAATCAAACTAAAAGCATGGTATGATGATCGGGCCAGTCAGGCGTTCCACCGGCTGACCGGCCCTAACCACAACCTGCTGTATGGAGCAAGGCTTATGGCTGACGCCATCATATCGCGCGCCGACGCGATAGCCCAAGGGCTGAAATACTACTTCAATGGGCAGCCCTGCCCGCAGGGGCATATTGCCGAACGGTCTGTCCGCACCTGTCAGTGCTATGTATGCAAGACCGGAAAGCCGAGAAAGACCGAAGCTGAGCGCGCCGCAAATCGCGCCGCCGCAAGGGAGCGCGACAGGCTTGCTTCTGCCGCCTACAACGCTACCAATCGTGACGCCCTTAATGAGAAAACAAGGCAGAAGCGAGCCGCCAGGACCGAAGAGGAACGGGAGAAGGCCAAAGCGTATTACCGGGAATGGTATTTAGAAAACAGAGCGCGCCTGATCGAAAAGGCGATGGAATGGGAGAAGGCTCATCCCGAGTATGTCGCCGTAAAGAAACGGAACCGGCGCGCTCGGGAGAAAGAAGCCGAAGGCCGCCACACGCCCCAAGATATCCAGCGCATTCATAAGGCGCAGCGCGGCAAGTGCGCCTACTGTAAATGCAAGGTCGGGGACGATTACCACGTTGATCATATCGTCGCCTTGGCGCGCGGCGGAACCAACTGGCCCCGCAATCTCCAAATCCTCTGTCAGCCCTGCAATAACCAGAAGCACGCCCGCGACCCGATAAAACATATGCAGTCAAAGGGATATCTGCTGTGATCACACTTAACTCGCCGCAAACTTGAAGGTCCAGTAATTATGCATCAGCCCCGCGACCTCGCCGAGCGCATCAGGCGGCTGGAACTGCAAAGCCACACCATCCTCTACTTAAGCGCCCTCAACATGTTCATGAATGCCGCCATGCTGGCGGTCGGCCTGCTGCTCGGTTGCCCGTGAGGCGTCCGACAAGCGCCGTTTTCGGACAGTACAAAGCTGTACGGCGCGCCAAACCATCGTTTCCCGAGGACGGACGAAAGTGTACAAGCGCGAAGATCCTGCCGGTGCTGCCCGTCCGACAGGATCAACCGCGCCTCACAGAGCGGGCTAGTCCGGCCACCACTGCGCCCGTACACTATCGCAGACATTTCTTAACGAAGTATCGAAAGGGGTAGTTGTATGGCGGAGAAAGACCCGCTGGCACCACTGCCGGACCCGTGGCAGGTCCCCGACGACTATCCGGTGTTCAGCGAGCCGCCCCCGCCGCCGCCCGACCCCGCCCCGCCGCCCGGCAAGCTGTGCTGCCCGCATTGCGGCGTCGTGTTCGCGTCCAAGCTCGGCCGCCACACGCCCGGCGATTGGGGAGTGTGCGGCCATTGCGGCCAGGTGCTGGTGTTCATGGACAACGGCCATCCGCGCCTGTCGACGTATGACGAAGCGGTCGAAGCTGAAAGCGATCCGCGCGTGCGCCTGCTGCAAATGTCGTTCGGCAAGCCGCTGCCGGAAAGCTGAAACTGCGACGCAACGCCGATGGAGCGTCGCAGTCCCGGATCTTGAACAAGCCGGCCTTTCTGAGAAAAGCGGTTTGCAAGGCCACAGCCATAGCACGGGAAACGAGAACGGCGCCACCCTCTTCCGGTAGCGCCGCCTCGTCAATCGTCGATCACACCCGGAACAAGCAGGTTCGGCACGCCCCATGGAAAAAGGCGTTATTGCCGACACAAGATATAGTCCGAAACTCAGCCCCGATGCAATATCTCGTGTACCCGGATCCCGAACGCGATCCGCCAGACCAGATTGCGCACCGGACACCAGTAGGGACACGCGGGCCGACCGCCTATATAGCCCGGCCGGAGCAAGCGGAGCGCATAGTGCTCCCCCGACAATCGGCCCCGCGCGAACGCCAAATGCAACACCGCGTCACGCCGACGCCCGACGCCGCGCCCGCGATCGAATGCTCAGCCGCAGCGCTTCCTGCTGACCGCGTATGTGGACGCCATGGGCGGCGAGGATCGCGCGCACCTGTGCGGTAGACAGCCGCGCCTTCAGACCCAGCCACCCCTGCGTCTTCTCCTCATCGCGGTAAAGGCGCACGATTTCAGCTTCCGACAGTCTAGGGCGAGGCAGGGACCCCATCTCAAAACAGCCCGTATGCGGCGGCTTCCAGAAGCTCGATCCGCTCCTTGGCCGCCTCCAACTGGCGCGTCAGATCCGCAGTCAGCCGGCGTTCGATGTTCAGCTTCATGACAAACGTGTTGACAAGGTCATGCAGCATGGCGCGCTCGTCGTCATCCAGGCCGCCGAGATAAGCCATCGCCGCTACTCCGCCGGCATGTCGGGCAACAGCACGCCAAACAACCCGGCCAGCGCCATCCCCACGGAAACGATCGCGTCGGAAACTTCCGGCCGCATCACAATACCGGCCGCAGACAAAATCATGATCGCGCCGCGAAGCGTCGATCCTTCCTTCAGCCGCGCCAAGACGTAGCGCAGCATCGCGTTCTTTTCAGTCGTCGGTACTGCGGTCATGGCCCGGCCTCTGTCAAAATCCAAGTGCCCGGCCATCTTGAGCGACCTCGGACCAAGCGAGCTTGGCCGATAGCGAAGCAAGCGGGGAGCGGCGTCGTGGGGAGGTTTGGGTGCAGGGACCCAAACCCCCAGCCGGGCACGCGATAAGACTACCCGAAAGGGGTAACCGGTTCGTTAACCTGGCCCGTCGTCGTGCTTCAGCAGTGCCCCAAGGGAAACCTTGGCCTGCCGTATGACGGCCAGCAAATGCCCCGCTTCCGGACATTTCCGCTGCAAGCGTTCGAGTTCCTCGATCCACGTTCCCATGGACGCGACGGCGGCGCGCAGCAGCTCGGCGTTGCGGTCAGGCGTCATGGGGCTTGTCGTCGGCGGCGCGGTCACAGACCGGCTCACCGTCCAGCCGGGCGAGGCGGCAGAGGCTGACCCTGAACATTTCGATGTCGCGAAGCAAGCTCAATGCGCGCGCCTTGTTGCCGGTCCCGGGGGCCGCAGCATCGGCGATTTCTTCGAGCCGGCTTTGCCAGTTGGAAACATTTTCGAGCACCGCCACGATGATCCGCCGCGCCCGTTCTCGTTCCACATGATTGCCGATCAGTCACGGTAAAAGGAGTGCGCGCCGATCACCGCTTGCAACTCCATTTTCCGCCGCCATTCCGGCGGGTCTCGCATCTTCGAGACGAAGTAGTGATCACTGCCTTTGGTGGGATCGGGGACCATCCCGCCCAGCACCGCTGTTGCTACGTTCAGCGCCAAGAGAAACGACGGGTCCCCTTCATGGACCGCCGCGCAGACCTTGGCGTTGGGATCGTTCGGGGACCAGCAGGTGAACTGGTATTTCTGCTTGCACACTTCGGCAATGGTTGCCGGGAACCGTGGTGGTCCTTTGAGCGCGCGATTGACGATCACCCAGGCGACGGCTTCCATCCCGGCCCGGCGCTCCCCCCGCGCTTCCCCGAACAGGGTGCGGGCGAGAACATCGACATCGCCTTTCCGCAACGGCACCATTTCGTCCCTTTCCTTCCCGATCGCCGGGTGGCTGGCCGCAACCAGCGCCATCAGCAGCCCCCCCGCCAACCAAACGTAGATGATCAGCGCGACGATCGCCTGAAGCCAGCGCACCGCCTAGCTACCTAGCCGCCTAGCTGCCTAGCCGGCTACTGCCCGAGCAAGCCCAGCAGACGCGGGTCAATTTCGCCCTCTCCGCCGGGCATATTGGCCGCGCTGATGGAGCCAAGCAGCCCAGCATTGTATTGTGGCGCCATGGCGGCCCCGCGCTGGTTTTTAAGCCACGCCTGCACCGGCCGGCTGTTGTATCCCATCTGCGCAAGGCGCGGCCCTGCCACGGCCAAAGCCCCATAGCCCATAGTCGCAACCGGGTCCGTGGCAAGCCCTGCGCCGGTTCCCGCGACGCCCAGCGCGCCCAGCGGATTGGTCATCAGGTTTTGCCAGAACAGCCGTTCCGGCGTGCCGCTATTCGGGATCGGATCGCGCACAAACGTCGTCCCGACCTTGGACAGCCGGTTCATCGGACCGTCGCCCATCGCATAGCCGCGCGGGTTCCGTTGGCGCTCGGCAATGGCAAGTTGGGTTGCCGGGATATCGCCGCCGGCCGCCGCCGCCGTCGTGTTGGAACGACTTTTCTCCAGCGTCCGCAGGTTGCCCCACTGCGCCCGAGCCTTCTTCCAGTCGTCTTTGAGGTGGGCCGGCACCGAGCGCTCGGCGGCATCGTCCAGGGTGTCCCGCAAAGCGCGCAACGCCTGCGCGAAGTACGGGTCGGTCCCGGCCGCCGCCTTCGCCATCTGCGACAGTTGCGAACGCGCCTTCTGGTATATCTCGCCGGGCATGCCGCCCTGTGACATGACATCGTTGATGTCCGACACGAAGTTCTCGAACACGGGCTTACGCTGGACATCCAGCCGGCGGCTGTATTCGGCAACCGTGTCCATAAGGTCAGCGCCGAATTGCTGATCGGGGACCACCGTGGTCTGTGCGGCAAGGTTCTCGAAGTCGGCTCCGATCCGCTGGCGCGCGCTGTTCAGAACGTCGTCGGTCGCTTCGGTCCCGGTTTCTCCGATGAACTTCAAGGCTTCGCGGTTAAAGGCCCCCTGCTGCGCCCGCTGGACTTTCTGCTGCGCCCCCGCAGTCATGGGCAGAGTGCCGAACAGGCTTTCCAGGGACCGCAGCGGCCGGGAGCCGGTTGCCTGCCCCGCCGTCAGCGGAATGCCCATTGTCCGCGCGTCCGCCGCCAGCCGCGCCTGCTCCGGGGTCAGGGAGCTGCGCACGGGGGAAGCCACCCGCCCGGCCACCTTGCCGACCGCCCCCGGCGCGACCAGCGCGGCGCCCAACCCGAGCCAGGGATTATCGGTCGCCTCAGTCACGGCGCCGCCCGTGGCCCCCGCGATCACCTGCGCTCCCGGCTGCGCCGCAGCCGCCCGTCCGACCCCCTGAAGCACCGACCCCGCGCGCGCACCACGCGCCAGAACACCGCCGGGGACCACGATGCCGAGGGCATCGGCCGCCCCGCCGCCGGCCGCCCTAGCGTTTCGCTCGCCCTGCGTCTCCGGCACGTTCGGCCCCATGTCGGGCAGAAAAGGAGCCACAGCGTTGTTGGCCGCCTGAGTGCCACTTTGGATGGCGCCCTTGAGCTTTTCGGCCGCAGTTCCGCCGGGCGGTTTCCAGCCGGTCAGCGCCTCGACGCCCGCCCACACCAGATCGGCGGGGGCGGTGACCAGTTCGGCCCCGCGCTCCAGAAATCCCTGCGCGGCCTGATCGGCCATGCGGGCTGCCCGAACCCCGGCGCTCCGTTCCGGTGCCGCGCTTTGCCCGTCCGATCCGAGAATGGTTTTGACGGTGCGCTGAACAACGGCCGGGTCCGTACCATCGGGGAATTGCAGCACCCGGCCATCGGCAAGCTGTGCTTCGATCGTCATTGGATTGGGTTCCCGTTCTGGTCAAACCGCAGGACGACGCCCGCCCCGCCCTGGCCGCTGGCCTCCGGGGCCTTGCGCTCCGGCGCCTTCATGCCGCCCCGGAAATAGGTTTGCCAGTCCAGCCGGTTGTCGTTCAGCGTGTAGCTGCCGGTTGGCGCCTTGGGATCGAAGATGGGATTGTCGTTCAGGTATTTCTGCCACGCCGCCTCCATCCCCGTGGTGTGCTGATAGCTGTCAAAATACGCCTGCTCGAACTGCGCCTTCGCGATCAGGTTCTGACTGGCGAGGATCGTTGCCGTCGCGATGTTGTCGTTGACCTGTCGCGGCTTATCGACGCCGACCGTCCCGCCCTGGAACATGCGCGCGTCGAAGTCCGACGTGGCGCCCGACCCCGGCTGACGCAGCGATGGCGTGATCCGATCCCTGATGGCGTTCATTTCCTTGATGTTGCTGTCGTACAGGCTCCGCACCGCGCCGCCGATCGGCGAGCCGGTGATGCCGCCGGTATCGGTCTGGCTGTTGAGCCACTGGAAGCGCTGCATGTCGACAATCGTGCCGTTAGCGTTCCTGACCGCCTCGTCATTGGCCGCCGCCCGCTTCTCGAACCGCTTCCTCTCAGCCTCAACCAGATTGCTCCGGCCGCGCGGCGACAGGTTCGGATTGCTGTAGGGCGAGGCGGTTGGGGGAGGCGGCAGACCCCTTTCCTGCGCGATCTCCGGCGTCAGCGTCTCGGCGATCTCGGTTCCCGGCGCGGTTTCCGAGGCGCCGAGGCGCGGCCCGACCGTGCCGTCCGGGTTGCGCGCGTAGACCCCCGGCCCCTGCGGCCCGTCGCCCAGCGTGACCGGAGGGGGAGGGGAGCCGCTCCCCCGTGTCGCCGGGGACCCGACCCGAGCGCCGAGACTGCCGTCCTCGTTGAGGATAAAGACGCCCTCGGCCGTCGTCACCGTTTTGGGCGCCACGGGCTTGGGGAACGCGCGCTCAGCCTGCCGGCCGATGATGTTGTCGACCAGCGAGGGGTCGCGCTCGATCGCGTCGGCCATGGCGATTTGGTTAGGATCACCGCTCGCGCGAAGCTGCCCGGCGTAGCGGCGCGCGGCCTCGGCCTTGGCGGCCTGCGTCGCCTTCGCCCGCTGGTCCTCGTCCATCTTGGTCAGGCTGCCGAGTTCGCCAAGCTGCTCCTGGCGGTCCTCGCGCTGCTGCTGCTGGAACCCGGCCGCGCCCTTGGTCAACCCGCCGCCAAGGGCACCCAGCAGCTCGCCGATGCCGACCTTGCGGTCTCGCGTCGCGGCCAGCGGCAGCACGGACCCCAGAGCGCCCTGCATCATCCAGCCGCCGGCCCCCATCCGGTTGCTGCGGTCGACCGGCTGCGCAAGCCCGCCCATCAACTCGTTGATGCGCGACGACAGGTCCATGCGGTCCGTCTGCGTCGTGCCCGGCAGCGCCTCCGGGTCGGTGCGCGGCGGTTGCGAAGGCATCTGTCCGTAGTTCAGCAGATTGCCCAGGCCGTCATAAAAGTTGTTGGTCTCGTCAACTTCCAGCAGCCCGGTCAGCGACTGGCTCTGCCGCGCGCTCCCGAAAATCGGCCCCATGCCGGAGGTCTGCCCCGGTTGCGGCCTCAACAGTCCTGTCCCCACATCACCCCCCTGTTGACTGCTGAACGTCGCCAGCGCCGCGTTGACCTTCGGGAGATACTCCCGTGTCTCGGCCGGAACCGTCGCGGTCCCGTTGCGCACCCGCATGGCCCGGCCCGGCCCCATGTTGTATGCCTGGGTGGCCTCGTCCCAGTTGCCGAACTGGTCGTACATCTCGCCCAGGTACGCGGTCCCGCCCATAATGTTGTTGTGCGGGTCGAACCGGTCGGGGCCGAGGCTGTGGCGTCTTGCCAGTTCCGTATAGGTGTCCGGCATGATCTGCATCAGGCCAGACGCACCCTTGGGACTTTTCGCCCACGGCTGGCCGCCGCTCTCGATTTGCATCACTGAGCGGATGCGCTCTTCCGGCACGCCGAAACGGCGCGACGCCTCGGCGATGATGGGATCATAGCGGCCAGAGGTCATGACCATCCGAAGCCCCTCCCCGTCCGGCCGCGCCAGATATAATCCGCGATCAGGTTCTGCGCCGGATCGCGCCATGCCGGGCGGTTGTTGTCCTGTCCCGCCATCGGCACGATCTGGCCTGCGGGATTGACGGTGTAGCCGGGCGGCGCCTGCGGCAATTCGGCCGTCTGCGCCCCGCTGGCGACGCCCGAACGCGCGTCCTGATACGGGTTGTAGGCTCCCGGCGTGTAGCGGTGATCATCCGTCCAGTGATCGCGCCCGCCGCTGTTCTGCGCTCCCTGTTTCTGGTTGGCGTCCAGGCTCGCGGCCCGGCTTTCCGGCGACATGGCCTGATCGAATTTCATGCCCAGGCCCATCATCGCCGACATCGGCTGCCCGGTGAGTTGAGCGACCATCGTGCCCATGATCCCAGGCCCGCGCCCGGTCGGGCCGCCGTAGCGCCCAGGCACGGTCCCCAGCGCCTTATAGCTCGGGGGCGGGCCGTACCGGAACACGTCGAGCAGCCGCCCGAAGGTGTCGGGCGGGCTGTACTGCGTCATGCTCAGGCCCTCGTAACCCGGCGCGCGGTAGCCGCTCGGCGTGTTCAGCAGGCTTTCGATGCTCGGCATGGTCCGCGCGTCATAGCCGCGATATCCAAGGCCGCCGAAGTCGCTGGTGTACCCGCCGCTGTTGCCCCCGGCACTCGGGCTTGGCCCCATGTCCGAGGTCACCCCGGAGTTCGGGTTGCTGGTATCCATGCCGCCCGTGTTCTCACCGGCCGCCGACGTGTTGCCGTCGTCGTCGTCGCCGTCGTAATACTCCAGCAGGCCGCTGACCGGGTTGCGCGTTCCGGCACCGCCCCGGCGCTTCAGCAATTCCGCCTCGGCTGGGATCAGCCGCGTCACCCGATCATCGCCGCGCCGCCCGGCTTCCGCCAGCAGGCCGCGCTTGATGACTGCGCCGTGCGCTTCCGGCAGGACGCGCGCCAGCAGCCGATCCTCGGCAGCGTTGATGTGCGCGGGGTTCCCGGCGCGTTTCAGAACGGCGGCGTCCTCGGCATCCCGCCGAGTGGGCCGCGCCTTGTGCAGCTTGCCAGCCATCAGCCGAACAGCCCAAGGATGCCGCCGGCCGCCGCGCCCAGCCCGGTCCAGCCGCTCAGCCCGCCGGACAGGTTATAGCCGAGCGAACCGCCGCCCAAAGCCCCCGCGAGAACGTTCGCCGTCGTGTTGCTCGACTGTCCCGGCACTACCTGCTGCGTCCCGCTGCTGTAGCCGTTCAAGCCCTGTTGCAGGATGCCCAACTGCGTCAGCGGGTAATTCTGCTGTCGCGCCCACTCGTTGTATTGCTGGTCAAGCCCTGCCTGATCGTATGCCGTGCGCGCCTGTCCCATCTGGTACTGGAGGTTGGCGGCGTTGGCTTGGTACTGCTGCTGATCCAGACCCATGCCGTTGAGCGCATTGCTCGCCGACAGGTTAGTATTCGCCTGATTGAGCGAGGCGTTCTGGTTCGCCATTCCGGCACGAAGCGCCAGATCGGCGTTAAAGCGCGCCATCGCGTCCTGTGAATTGGCGTAGTTATTAGCGGCCGTATTGTGCGCCATCGCGGTGTTATTATACGCCGTCTGCTGGAGATTGGCGTTGTTGGTCTGCATCTGGTTTTGCGCGTTGGCGTAATTGGTCGCCGCGTCATTATGCGCCGCAGCAATCGCGCTGTTGGCCGCCTGCTGATACCCGGCGTTGGTGACCTGCATTTTATTCTGTGCGTCGGCGTAATTCGTCGCCGCGAGGTTGTGCGCCTCTGCCGTCTTATTGGCAGCCGTCTGGGCATTGGTGGCGTTATATTGCTGCATGTCGTTCTGTGCTGCGGCGTAATTGTTCGCCGCCAGATTGTGAGCCGCAGCCGTCTCGCTCGCAGCCGTCTGGGCGTTCGTGGCGTTGTAACGCTGCATCTCGTTTTGCGCGTTAGCGTAGTTGGTAGACGCCAGATTGTGCGCGGCGATTGTGGCGGCGTGGGCGTTCTGGAGGTTGGTTGTGTTGTACTGCGCCATGTTGTTGGCAGCCGCCTGATTGGCCGCCCCGGCCGCCTGGGCGAACCCGGCGTTCGTGCTCGCCGCGTTCTGCGCCAGATTGCTGTTCTGGAGGTTGGCCGCTTGGCTCAGATTGGCCTGCAAGGCGCTCCGGTCGTTCAGCGCGCCCATGTTGGCCGCAGCGGCCGCCTGGGCATAGCCGCTCGTGGTCTGTGCGGCCTGCTGTGCAAGCTGCGTATTCAGATCCGCCCGGCTGTTGACGGCACTCTGGTTCGCAAGCCCGGTCGCCTGCGCATAGCCCGCATTGGTCTGGTTGGCCTGTTGCTGGAGGTTGGCCGCCAGATCCGCGCGGGCGTTCTGCGCCGCCATGTTCTGCGATCCCGCCTGCTGCAACAGCCCGGCGTTGTATTGGCCCTGGGCGTTTGCCTGCTGTGCGTTGAACTGGCTGGCATTCGCCGCAGCGGCTGCATTTGCCAACCCGGTCTGCTGCGCATAGCCGCTGTTCAGATCCGCCCGCGCATTCGTCGCCGCCATATTTTGCGCTGCGGCGTTTTGGGCGTAACCGCTGTTCGTCTGGTTGGCCTGCTGGCGCAACCCGGCGTCGTAGGCCGCCCGCTCGTTGGCGGCCGCCATGTTGGCGGAGTTGGCGGCTTGGCTGTAGCCGCTGTTCGTCTGTGCGGCCTGCTGGAGCAATCCCGCGTTGTACTGGTTCTGCGCATTCGTAGCGCCCGCATTCCATTGGTTCGCGGTCTGCTGCTGCCCTGCGTTGAACTGAGACTGAGTATTGCTCGCTAACATATTCTGGAGTGCGGTCTGCTGCCTGTTGGCAGTGTTCAGGTTCCCAACATTCCAGTCCTGCGTCTGGTTGGCGAGCTGCGCCTGCAATGCGCGCTGCTGGTCGGTCTGGATTGCCGCCTGCGCCTGCGCGAAATTGGTATTATTCAACCCCGCAATGGTCTGCGCCGCCGTGTCGAGATACGCTCGGTTGTTTTCCGCATTCGCCACCGCCTGACGGCTGCCCCCGAAAGCCCCCGCCTTTGCGGCCTGCGCGTTGGTCTGCTGGTTCAGCAGATCATTCCTGCGCCCGAGCTGCTGCATTGACGCATCGATGACGCTGGAGGTGTAGGGGTTGAGGTACTTCGACAGATTGGCGTCGGTGAAGTTCTGCGATGCGACGTTGCGCACGTCGCTCCGGTTCATGGCTGCTGCTTGCGCCTGCGCAGCCGGTCCCGAAATCAGCGCGGCCTGCATCTGTGCGGCCGGTCCGGCGTTCGCGGCGGCCATTTCGGCCGCCCGCATCTGGGCGGCAGGTCCTGCCTGTGCCGCAGCCATTTCGGCCGCGCGCATCTGGGCGGCAGGTCCGGCATTCGCGGCTGCGGCGTTGTAAGCCTGGGCCTGGGCGGCGTTCCCGGCGCTGGCAGCCTGCATCTGTGATGCTGGGCCGAGGGATGCGGCATTCATCGACGCGGCATTGGCGAGAGCAGCCGGGCCACCTTGCGCGGCGTTCATGGTCGCCCCGGTCATGGTCGCAGCACCCCCGGCGTTGGCGGCAGCCATCTGGGCGGCCTGCATCTGGGCGGGGGTCATGGTCGCGGCATTGCCTGCGGTCATGCCCTGAGTGTTCATGACCGCGATCGGGTTGGCATTGCCCGCCGAGTGCGCCGCCGTGTTGGTGACCGCGATCGGGTTGGCATTGCCTGCCGACATCGCCGCCGTATTGGTCACCGCGATCGGGTTGGCGTTGCCTGCATTGGCCGCCAGCATGTTGGTGACCGCGATCGGGTTGGCGTTCCCGACCGATGCCGCCTGCGTATTGGTGACGCCGAACCCCTGCGCATTCCCAGCGAACGGGGCCGAAACCTGCTGCGCCTGATAGTTCATCGCGTTTTGGGCACCCTGCTGGCCCAGCGCCTGCGCCTGCTGTCCGGCCGTGCCCATGTTGTTGATCGCGGTATTGTATGCTCCCTGCTGACCCAAGTTCCAGCCAGCCAGCATGTTGCCGGGATACTGCTGGTACGGCTGCCCCGCGATGCCCTGCGCACGCTGGTAGTTGTTATATGCCGCGTCGGCGGCCCAGCCGGTCGGGGTAGTCGTCGTTACCTGCAATGCCATGTCCGTACTACCTCTTAACGCCGGTCTGTGTCATGTCCAACCTCAGCGCCCCGAGCCTCCAAAAACTCGGTGCCGCCTCGCTGTCCAGCCTGATTGAGACCTGCCGGGCGGTCGCCCGCATGTCGATTTTCTCGGTACTCGCCGAGACCGTGAACGGCCCGAACTCGCGCTCCACCCCGGC